ATGCGTATGGAAAAGGGACCGCAGATTTATTCTGTGACAGTATGGGATCAAGCCCATGATTGGACAAATCCAAAATTAAACAATGAAAAGGGAAAATGATATGTTGCAGTAAATTATATTGATGAATAATTGATTGATCGGTTGGTCTTTGGAAAACGGAAAATGTCCATCAATGGAATAATTGAAAATGGATATGAGAAAAAAAGAAACTGATGAAAAAGAATTTCAAGAGAAACAATATGGAAATTCTGGCGGTAAATTTATTCATCAATGTCCCTTTGGTAATGGTGATTCATACCGACAAGGCATTCGTTGGATTCAAGAAACTATGGACCGTCTGTCGTATATTGAAAATTGTATCGGGGAAATCAAGAAAAATGGAATAAATACAGCTAGCCGTATTGAGGAGGTGAGGCAGGAAATAAAATTCTGGTCACGTATTGTTTCACTGGCGGTAGGTATACCAGCCGTTATTGTTGCGATTTTGAAAATAATTTCAGAATTTCAGGTTCATGTACCAAAATAAATAATCATTTTTGAAAGGTGGAACATGAAACAATTTCCGAACGATCCTATAATTACAAAATCAATGATTGAGATGGCATTGATACTGCTGATTTGTATAGTGATTTTAACATTGGTAAGCTGAGTCAAATAAATTTTTGACCCATATTTTACACACGAAAGGCTGTTACTATCATGAACGACAATATCAACAAATCAAACAAGGATGACAAGAGCGGAATCAGTGCGCAGAATATGCGCCTCAGGGTTTACTATCCATCAGAGGGTTCGCCGGCATTTTCACTTAGCCGTGACGATTTGATAAAAATCGGCAAGGGCGCATTGATTGTGATTGGTGGAGCAGCATTAACTGCTTTGGCTGATTGGCTCCAAGTATTTTCCGACAATGTTGATTTTGGAGCATGGGAGGCGATCAGTGTCGCTATATTTTCTACACTGATCAATCTGATTCGCAAATTTGTATACGACACCCGGTCATAATATTTAATGAATTAATGAATCCACGGGCGGATTCTCTCCTTGCATTGAGTCCGCACGGATACATTTTTTCCGTGCGGACATTTTTTATTCATCATCATCATCTCCAAAAATACGATTGATCATCATTGTGAAGATGAAAGCAAATATGATGCTGAATATGAGAATGATAAACAATTCTTTCATATGAAATTTTTTCAATTTTCCTTGTGATGAATTTCACGTATGATTACTGATGGAGGGTTGCTAAAAGCCCAAATAAAACATATTAGCCAGCCAAGCAATGTCCATCCAAAAAATAGGTTGGTCAGGAATATAGCGGCCTGATTATGATGATGACGGGCATTCGCGATGACAAAAGGTAACAAGTACAATATCAAAAAAATAAACAGTGTAATTAGTGATACAATGATTTGAGCCGCATCGTTTTCGTTCATTGGATTTCCTCCACACGGGATACGTTTCCCTTTTTTTCAACAAGGAAAATTTTGTCCGCTGATCCGATCAACTCGGGTATATGACTGATCATAATGATTTGAATGCCGAGTTGTTTGCTGATCTGGGCAATCATTTCTGCGCCCAGAGCCGGGTAATCTTCTCCTTTCAACCATTTCAGAGGCTCATCAAGAATCAATGTTGAACGGGTTTTATGCTTTTTGATTGACCAAAGGGCTAGCTGAAGCGCGAAGGCGGCTACGTCCACTGCTCCGCCACCAGAACCAGCCATAGGATCAATTTTTTCCCCATCCCTAATAAACGATATGTCAGCATCCATTTTGCCACGCCTTTGAACAAATTCCACACAAAGCTGATAGGGATCGGGAAATACAGCCCGCATTGCTTTTGATACCATTGATGAGAGATGAGTTTGAAAATCCCTTTGAAATTGTGACGCAACATTCCGTACCAGTTCACGGGCCTGGAGAGTATATTCCAATTCCTGTTTTGTGTATTCCAATTCCTGCTCCGCAGCCTTTAGTTGACTGCGGAGCAGATCCCTTTGATTGAAATATTTCTGAAGAGTTTCATTCATTGAGTTTTTTCTCCAAAGCGCGGAACCGGGTTTCAAACCGTTTAATCATCGAATTTAATTTTGTTTCAGTTTGTTGAACCTCCTTTTCCATTTGTTTCAGAACGTTCTGAGCCATATCCCCTTCTGGCTTGAATCCAAAATCTTTTTCAATTGTGTCTAATATCTGACCGAGGCGCCCTTGACTGAATGCTAGATCATTCCGGAATTGTTCCATTTTTTGTTTTATTTCTGTCAATTGTTGAATCAGATTTTTTCCATTCATTTTTCACCTCGAACCATTTGGAACATCCTGATGTAGAGCACTGCGCCCGCAAACATCCGTCCATACCTAGTTGATATCGAATTTTCCCATGTTTACAAATGAGACAATCTATTTTTCCATTAGTCTTTCCATCGCGGCGTATCTGCTCGATGATCAGTTCCCGTGATTCCCGGATCATGTCAATAAGATGTCGAGTGCGGGTCATTTTCCGTTATTGCCTCCAATATTTTCTCCGCCACACGTTTGTCATATTGGTTTTTGAATTTTTTGCTAGACATATATTTTTTGAGCATTTCAAAAAAATCATATTCGTGGACGGTAGCGTTCATTGTGGCTTCCAGAAACTCGTTAAATGTATCCAACACTCGAACGACTTGGGAATCATCTGGGTTGTGAAATACATCCTCGGCAGGTTTGATTGGTATGTCGATGCTCTCGATATGGTTGGTTTTTTTGTACCAAAACCATATTTTAGGTTGATAATCATATTGATCGAACGTTTGACGCGTGAAACTACCCGGGCAAATCACCTTCCTCCCTTCCCTTTCAAAATAAACAGGCATATGATTGTCTCCTGCGACGATCAGATCCATGCCTGGATATTTATCCAGGAGTTGATTTGCATCAATATAATCACAGCCCGGAAAGGGAGGCCTGTCTGGTTCAAATACGTATTCATGAATTAACAAAACCTCTTTGTATCCATTTTGGAGAGTCATTTTTCCCTTGATTTCAATTGATTCAAAATCTTTTGGCTCTGATCCAAAAGGTAATAAGGTCAACAAAACGTCTCCTCCACATTCAACAATACGGGTAGGTTTGGTAGCGACACTAATGATGGACCGGTTCCAATGATTCAGAAAATGTTCCAAAATAGATAATCCTGATTTGAGATACAAATTCAAATTATGAAATGGCAAATCATGATTTCCAGGGATAATAACAGAATAAATGGGGAAACATTCAAAAATCAAATTGAGCAAATAAAAGGAGGGTTTGTGAGAATGGAAAATATCCCCAGGAAATAGAATCAAAGGGTTGTTATGATATGATTGAATATTTTTCAACCAGGCTAGTTTTTCGCATGACGTTTCAATGAAATTATCCTTGCGACAAAAGGGCGTATTTTCCCGCAAGTGTAGATCACCAACCAGGATCAAATCGGGATGTTTCATAGTCATATTTTTTTTGAATTCATTCCACATAATGGACATACCTCCGGCATTAGGGTTTTGAATTTATTTTCCTCTTTTTTCAAGAGTTGTTTTGTATTTTGAATTTTTTTCTGTATTTTTTCCACTTCGGATGTCAATTCAATTAAATGATCCTGATTTTTGATTTGGGTTTCAAACACTTCTGCTGTCTGATCTATTTGTTTCAAATCATCGGATAAATTGATCAACTGTTTCAACGTGTCTATACGTTTTTGTATGGATTGTATTTCATTCAATAGAGATTTGAGTTGATTTATTTTTTTCTTTTGTTCATTCAACCAGATCTGTTTCTTTTCTATTTTTTCATCTAGGCGGATCAATTCATCCAACCCCTCATATTTATCTAGTTGCGCGTGAATTGATCCAATTTGCCTTTCCAAACCATTGATTGTGTTCCGTTCTTTAAATTCAACTTTATTCAAATGAGATATTGTTTGATCAATCACGTCCAGGCCAATAATGTCGTTCAGATACCGGCCTGCTTCTGCTGAACTTTTGGAAATTAGAAATGGCGGATCCAATTGAGAGGAAAAATTGATTGCTTCCAAATTGATAATTTCTTGTATATTTTTGGGCACCGATTGACCCAAGGCATCATATATCTGATTTATTTGATCATCGATTTTTGTCCATTCATACCGGTTACAAGTATTGGAGCGGATACGTTTGATACAGTGGCCTTCATTGAATACTAATTCCACAGAGGTTTCATCTCCCTTTCCGCTCCAGTGAGAGCGGAAATCATCTCCGAGGGGATGATTAAACGTTACCCAATACAGAGCCCGGTAAATAGCCGTTTTTCCTGAATCTGATTTTCCTATGATTACATTCACACCAGGAGACAGATTCAGTTCTGTGTTTTTGTGAGATTGAAAATTTTGAATAACAATCCGGTTAATCATAATTTTTTTTCAAAAAAATACCGGGAGCCGCCGATTTGGAGAATGGGAGGTTTATTGCGGCTCCCGGCAAGTGGGGAATGCGGGTCACCCTGATGGCTACAGGTGACCTTCTCTGATATATTATAGTTGATTTTCATTAATTTTTTCCACATTTAATTTCACCAAATCTTCGAACATATCCCACGTCATTGCTACAATAGGTTTTTGATGCGTTTGACGCAGAAAAAGGAAATCAACATTTTTGATCCATTTATACAACATGCGGAATCCACTACCATTTTTTGATTTTTTACATTCAGCCTTAAGTATGTTTCCAATACGTATATCACCATGCACTTCCCGTCCAGCTTGAGCGGCTAGATAGGTCCGCCCCGCGTCAAGTCCGAGTTCACGTAATTTTTTTACAGTCCAATTTTCAAATTCATCACCTATGCGTTTGCTCTTGCTAGTCACGGATATTATTTCCCCTGTATATTCATTCAATATTTAATGCCTTGCTGATTTTTTCCCAATAGGGTATTGTCGCCTTTTTTTTCCATCCATTTGGACCGCCATTGTGAACACGGGCAATACGTTCCCAATTTCCTTCCATCAATGCTTTGCTAGCCCAGCGGTTCATATAGGCCCAAACAATGATTTTGGAATACACCCAATTATTACAGTGTTTCCAACTGTGTTGGATAGTTACTCTCGTTTGACTGTCCAGCCACTCGGCTGCTTCTTTCCAATATGGTTCAGAAATTTGAAGTGGTCCAATCCTCGTTCCGTTGTCGCCCGGTGGAACATTCGTTTTTTTGCCTGATGCTTCCACCTTATTCATCGCTTCCAACAACTTCTCAAATGTAATCATTTTGATTCTCTTGATTCTCCTATTTTGATTCATTGATATTTTGGTTTGCGGTTTGATTTGATAGAATCCTCAATACGGTCCCATATTTTTTTCACTAGATTCCGGATGTATTCCTCCTTGTTATCCGCTTCGATGGTTTTAATCACTTTTGGAATGGATCCAGTAAATGCTCCATCCGTGATGATTCCTTTGTTCTCCTTCCACGTTTCAGTTTCAATCAAATACTCTATACAGCTGCGCAAATCGTCAATGCCGTAATCATATAATATGGGGAATTCGACCTCACGTAATTTGCCGGTTAATTTGTTTTTTGTGATTTTGGCCCGTACCTGTACGCCTATGGGCAAATCAGATTTTTTGATTTTGCGTTTCACTGCTAACCAAACCTCGTGCGAACAGTAAAACCGTAATGCCCTTCCACCTGCCCGTGTCTTTGGCTCAAAACTGATTGGAGAAATGTTATCCCGTGTTTGAGAAATGACGATCAATAGGGACTGTGTATCTTTGATTGCGTGAACGATATCCCTGAGTATTTTGCTGATGAATTTCTGTTTTGATAAATCATACGTTCCCTTGGATGTCTTGCCTGCTGACCTTGCCTTGCGCAATGATTCGAGATGATCCAGCTCCTCTTCTGAAGTCAAAGCATCAAGTGAATCGAGAATGTAAATAAATGGCTTTTTTTTGTCTAAATATTTTTTCACATTCACATAGAACGTTTGAATGGTATCCGAGGAAATTGTTTCAATACGTTTCACGGTCTCCCTACCGAACAAACGTCCCATATCAAACTCATTAGCACATTCGGCGTCATCGTAAATCAATTTATAACTACTCAGGTGGGGAGAGATACAGGCTTCAGCAAATATGGATAAAGCCATCAACGTTTTGCCAGATGAAGGATCACCAATAATATTGACTATTTTCCCTACACCAAAAGCCCCTTCCAAGCAATCACTACAGGCTAAATTGAACAAGGTTGAACCTGACCCGATCAATTGAATTTTCCGGCTGAGTTCTGTTTCTGACGGTTTTTCCCTATTCAAAATAGTCTGTTTGATGCTTTGGATTTTAAGTGGAGGAGTGGTTCGTATCATTGTGATCCACCTTGGATATATTGAATCATTTTCTTTGGATCATAATACCACCGTCCACCAATTTTTCTGGCAAATCCGTTTTTTTGTCCCCAATCCCTTAATGTGACGTGAGTGATCGTAATATTACACTGCTCCTTGATGAGGGATAAAGCAGCACCACATCGCAACAATTTATTTGGTCGATTTGATTTCATTTCATCCTCGAGAATATTAATGGGGGGAGACCAGAACTGATTTTTTATGATTGAGGTCTCCCCCGTTTCTCATTTATTTTTTCTTTGCTGCGCGGATCATGTTATCCTTTGTTTCACGGCAATCATTCCAAAAATCACAATCGTCACATTCCTCTAGCCGGTCGCAGTCTTTTCCAAATTTTCCTCCCGCAGGGCATTTGTGCTCTTTGTCTCCCTTGGACGATTTGGGCGATGGTTTGATTGTCGGGACGGTGGGACGTTTTGGACGTGATGAACTTGAGTCATCTTCTTCATCTTCATCTTCATCAACCTCTTCCTCCTCTGAATCCTCTTCATCCTCCTGGTTTTGTTCTGACTCATCATCCTCCTCCGGTTCCTCTGAATCCTCTTCATCCTCCTCTGAATCATTTTCTTCATCATCATCCCGTTGTGGCTTTTTTATGGATTCCTCCTCCAATCCCAAAAACACCCTTTCCAATTCATCATAGGGAAGCACTTTGAGAATGCGGTCAAGATCAAACGCATCATTCAAAATACTCTCAGGGTAGTCCTTCCGTTCTTCAAAATCAATCCGGTTGACCTTGAGGAATTTATTGCGGCCTATTGATTCCTCCCTGAATCGGCACAATAGAGTATACCCACCAGTTAGGTCGGCAAATCCTGCCCATTCCTCTTGGCCTTCCCTGATTTCCTCTTCCAATTGTTTCCCGAATGCGTGATAGCTGATTTCCCAGAGTTGGATGCCCTTTTCTTCATCATCCAAATCGATAACGTTAAACAGCTCCCGCTCCCGGGGGCGAAGTGCTTCAATGTCTTCATCGTTGGCGTCAGGATTTTTCATCAGTACAGCTCTGTTCTCGCAGATTGGACAGGGTTTTCCAATCGTTTTTGGGCAAATGTATGCTTTTTCCTCTGCGCCAATAGAGTAATGAACGAACACTGTACGTTGATACCACAATTCTCCTTTTTCCACTTCAGGATTGTTATCAACTGTCACCTTGTATGGAATAATATCTAGGCGGTGAATCTTGCGTTTTGGATCAAGCTGAAAAAATTTTGTACCGCCTTCAAGATTGAAACGGGCTCCTCCAGAGCGGTATTCACGTTGTTCCGCGCGTTTGCGGGCTTTTTCACGCATTGAAATACGGCGGGATGTTCTCTCTTCACGTTCACGTCTCATTTGTTTTTATCCTTTCTTTTATGGCTGAATTATGATTACGCCCGTTTGTATGATTTGTATGACCGGCGCATTTGTTCCTTGATTTTGTCCCGTGTACCTTTTTTATTTACCCATGATCCATACCGTTCACCAATATTTTGTGGCTCTTTTGGCCCTGAAAAATATTCCATTCCAAAAAGGCGCACAAGATTTTCCAGAGCCACTTTCCGTTGATCCATTGCCCGGACGGCATATTGCATTAATTCCAAATCATATTCTGCCTGAATCAACATTTGGTTTTGATTTTGATATTGAACATTTTGAGCTATACGGGAGGACACTACAGCCTCAGTTATTTTCTCCCCATTGAGCGTGGCTGATGCTCTAATCTCTTGGTCTAGTTGGGATTTTAATAGATTGAGTTGATCTTTGAGCTGTTCACGCCGTTTGGAAGCTTCAGAGGCTGCCTCAGCATATTTCATGAACCGCTGTGGCTGATCTAACCACTCGCAGTCCAGAGCCATTGGATCAATCGCTAGATCATTTTGAAAATCAAATTTATCCTGAATGTCTTTTTTCAATTGTTCATCATTGCGCATCGTTTCTCTCCCTTTGTTATATTATAGAAAAAATCAATCACCGTTTATTACTTCATAACAAGACAAAATCAAATCAGCCATTCCGTTGTCGTAGAATGGCTTACGGAAGCAATCCATGACCAAAGCGGCTTTTGGATTATCTCCCTTTAATAAAATAGTTGAACAATATGCCATGACTGCCCGCCGTACCCGTTCGGGTTCTTGCTGTTTCAATCCTTGGAGAATTTTTGCAATATTTATCCAATTATTTTTTGCCATCAGCTCCCGGCATAGATCAATTGTTTGAGTTTCCAATTCCTGCTCTTTGGCCAGAATTACTTCAATGTCTTCACCTTCCAAATCAAATACCTGATCCAATAGGGATAAAGCCATTCCCAACGAACCATGAGAACGTTCGGCGATTGTTCTCAACGCTTTTGGATCAATTGCACGGTTATTATCCTTACAAACATACCGCAGGCGCTTGAATATTGTTCTTTCATCGATGGGCTGTAGTTCGATATGGATACATCTTCGAATGATCGTCCGCAACAATTTCTGTGGATCGGTCGTGGCTAAAATAAAGATGACGTGATCAGGAGGTTCCTCCAGCACTTTCAAAAGCGCTTCTTGAGCATCAGTCGTCAGCTTGTGACATTCATCAAACAGAAATACCCTGTAAGGAGATTTCACGGGAGCCAGCCCGACAATCCGGATCAAGTTGCGGGCTGTATCAATACCTCTGAAATCTGCTGTGTTCATCTCAGTGTAGTCCGGGTTGTACGATGCCTCAGGTGAATAACTGTTCAACTGTTTGGCGATCAACCGGGCTAGTGTAGTTTTGCCGCATCCTGATGGGCCAGAAATCAAATAAGTGTGAGGTGGATTCCTTCTTGCCAAACACGATTTAACCATTTCAACTGCTGATTCATTACCGATGAAATTTTCAAATTCAGTAGGGCGTAATTGGTTGGCTAGCATGGGATTTCCTTTATTCAGTGATTTCGCCGCATACGATGCAATGATCCTCGGTGTTGTTTTCTTCCAGCTTTTTTTTGAATGACCATTCTGATCCACAGCTACGGCATGGTGATCCCAGTTTGATTTCCTTTTTGTTAGCCCAAGATTCATTTGGGAGTGATGCTTCTGCTTTGATATCGAGAGGTACGATGATCCAATCCCAAACCTTACGGATTTCTTTGGTCATAATGGTATGAGCCCAATTCATAACGCAGTTCAACTCTTCAGGAACTACATCAATAACGATGGAATCGTGGATCTGTCCTACGATCATGGAACGTAGATGATTGCGCAGGAATAGGCGTTGGAGATGGATCAGAGACCATAGTAGACAATGGAAGGCGGCGCCCTGAACGGGATAATTAATCACTTGATTGCGCCGCATTAATCCCCGGCAAATGAAACCGGTATGCATATTGACGACACCAGTTTTTTGATAATTGTCCCACATATTTTCTTTCCATTTTTTGTACACACGGAATTTTTCATTCCAAAACCGGTACTCAACAGATTTAACATGATTTTCAAAATCAGAATAGGTTTTGATTCCTTTATCGGATAAATGTTCCCGTATGGATACGCCCGTGCGGGTTTTGAGATCATACAGTAGGATTGCATTCCATATGTTTTTAGCGCAATTTGCATAATAATCCCCATAAAATTGGGCAAATACAAAACTGTTTTTAGCTGTGAACCGTAATTCGCTTGTCACATCATTTGGATTCAATAAAAACAATTCAATCGCCGTATCACGATGCATATCCCGCCCTGGCTCAGTGATCTCTTTAATCATTACTGGATCCTTGTGATAACAAGCCGCCACTCGAACCTCAAGGCCCGAATAATCCAGTTCAAGTAACATACGATCCTGACGGGGTATGATCGCCCTACGTATGATATTTCCTAATTTAGGGTTACGGTCGGGAATATTTTGAAAATTGATATCACTGCTACTTGAACGATAGGTTTGCGTAGTATGAAGATGAAAAAAATTGTGTAAAATTCCATCAACTTGTTCTTGGATAAAATTCGAGATGTAAGTTGAACATAATTTTTTCAGACGTTTAATCTGGATCAATTTTTCGATGAATGGATGATCATTTTTTAAACATTCAATTGATTCCTCGTCCGTGGAAGGGTTACCTTTTTCAGTCATATTAACTGGTTCTATTTTCAAACGGTTGAATAATAAGTCGGCCAGCTGGGTACTACTATCCAAATTGAATTTCCTCCCATAGGATTCCATCCATATCTTGACCTCTGGTTCATCCTGAATTTGTTTTTCCAATTCACGAATTGTATCAGCAATCTGATCCAATTTTTTCTTACAATATTCCAAGTCAATATGAATTCCGTTACATTCTATCTGGCTTAATATTTCAGTCCCCTTATGAAGCAAATCATATCCACGGTAGTCAATATAGCTGATTGCTTTCATTCGATCCTCCAGTTATTCATTTGAATGCCGGCGATCAAATATTCAAACAAAGCATCTTCTCCATTGTAAATCATTAATTCATTCTTATCCAATTCCAGAATACGGTTAAAGGCATTGGCTCCTAATTCACCTTCATCCCGTTTCCCTGCTAAGAACGGTTCGATGTGAGAGGAATAATCCAATTTTCCAAGCCGGACATAGGTTTGAAATTTCAAACCCGTGATCTTGGAACGGTTATCTTCAACATGAGCAGCGATCATCGTGTCCCAATACCAACCCCTAGGAGCGGTGTCTAGAATTACACGGCTCCACGTATCTTCAAATTTCATATTGGAAGCAATTTTCAAAATGTTGCGATGACGCAAAAAAGCTTTCCAGACATTCGACAAGCCAGAATTCCACAAAAAAGAGGTGGCTTTATCAGGATTGTCGCAAATAGCAACCGATATAATTTGATGACCTTCCTTGTGAGGTTTCAAACCCGTAGTTTCATAATCGAATGCCACTGGAAACGTTTCCTTATCCGCTCTCTCTAACATAGCCTGGATCAATTTTTCTACATATTTTTGCCCAGAATTCTGACGCGTATCAATCGTTTGAATTTCATAATTCAAAATAGGAAATGGAGCACCGATAAGATCAGCTGCGCGTTTCAAATCCTGCTCCAGATAAATGGTCGATGAATAGTCACCTCCATCTTCATTCCGTTTAACAAATGATGGGTGAAACACAGGCACAACCCAACATTGATAGTCCTGATCGGGGATAGTCCAGCCTCTCCATTTGTTGATACTGAATGATTCATCCCTCCACTTGATCCGGCCTCCGAGGAAGGATTGAACCGCACTGCCGCCGACCAACAAAATCAGCTTAGGTTTGAACTTTTCTATTTCCTCAAATAGGAATACACGACAGCTATCTATCTGTAAGGTCGTTGGCGTAGCGTTGCGGGGTGGCCGGCAATTTACGGCATTAGTTTTGCGGCAATCAACATTCATGTTGATTCCTACTTGTTTCAATTTTTTTTCAAGAAAACGTCCTGAATCCCCGCAAAACTGAGTTTGACGTTTATCCTCCTCGGCTCCAGGGGCTTCTCCAACGATCAAAATGCTTTTGCGCCCATCGCCCGTGGGTTTCATTTTTGGTGTCAAACAAGACTTGTATAACCCGCAAGCATTACATCCTATTTTAACACGGTGAGATCCCCCCAGGATATGACCTGGGGGGATTTTAGGCTGTAGGATTTGAGAGTTGAAAAATCCCTTCATTTCGCCTCCTTTCTGAATACCATACAATATTCGTGGCTTTTAGTGAAACGTTTGAATTTGATTACATCCCGGATGAAAGCACAAGAACGTTTCAAATCGACAATATAAATGGCGTGAATCACAAAACCAGCCTTTTGAAATAGATTGATCAAATCAGAATGATAAGCAAAATATGTGTTATTTTTCACAAAATCATTTACAAACCAACAACAATACGTGTTGGGTTTCAGGATGCGGTAATTTTCAGATACATGTGCCTGAAGGGCATCCAAAAATTTCCCATAATTTTTGTGATTTCCTAACTGTTCCGGTTCATCCCCATAATATTCTATGTCCCAATAGGGCGGGCTGGTTATCGTGAAATCCGCGCATTCAGAATCAATGGAGGGAACTGAAGCAGAGGAACCTTCAATCAATGTAATAGAACAGGGATTGGGAAATATACAATGTTGATTTTGAGCCAATAATTTGTCTCTGATTATGAGGTTGTGCTTCATGAATTCCTTGCTCACGTCCACCCCGATGTAATTACGCTTGAGATTATATACCAGTTGCATACGGCTGTTATGACCAGCGAATGGATCATAGACCGTTTGGCCTTCCTTTGTATAAAATTTGACCAGAATTTTTCCAATATTTTGGGGGAATATAGATAAACCGCCCTTTTTGCCGCGCACTGCCGTACCCGATATGACGAACAGTTTGCGGTAAAAATTCCCCTTCACTTTTCGCATAATGCTCTTGTGTCGTTCGCATTTCAACGGTCCCCGTTCATCCATAATTGGATCATTTGCGTCCGAATTTTCCCTGGCCATGATACTGGTTGGAATACATCCAAGCATCAGTTTGAATTCAGCACGTATACGTGAGGATTCCTTGTAAGATTCAATAGTTTTTGGCATTTTTCTTATCCACCCGGTTGATCCAAATAACATGATCCAGCCGTTCAGACCGGAAATGAATGGTGTTATCACCTACGGTACCTTCTGTCATTTGTTTCAAAATTTCTTTGAAATTCCTGGGGTTGATAAGAAAGGATATGGGCGAAGATTTGTATTCGATCCTACAATGTTCCTTACACCATCCCGATTGTCCTTTGCCTTCCATCTCAATCAGATCCTCCTTGAGGTGCACTTCAATGACTTCATCTAACGGATCAGTTGAAAGGAATACTGAAACACGTTCAATGATATTCTCCATATTTTTTGGGAATTTAATCAATTCCTGATTTTCTTTGAGTACCCGTTTCATGATATCATCCAAATCGGGATAGTTCATATTCTGATAAGTGCGACATGAAATTATGAAATCATTTTTTTCTTCGGTGGAAAAACGTATCCAATTACGGTCTGGAGTAATTCCATATTTTTTTAGCGTCTCATAATTCAGCAATTGTTTTGCGCTGGAGGCAGGAAGGAGAAATGGATCCAGTTTTTTCTTTTTTTCCATATCTGTTTTGTAACGCATGAGGCGGAAATTGTCGCATGATTCGATCAAGCCGGTCTGGCTAATATTCACGCAGGTCAAAACGGGATTGTTTTGATTTTTGCTCACGCAAGGGATACAATACCGCAAACCATCAAAGAATCCTCCCGGCAAGGACATGACCTTTTCTTCCTGTTGAATTTCTTCCACGGGAAGGGTAATTGTTTTTTCTATTCTGATGCCCGCACTCATTCGATTGGCCTTGATGATTAATTCTTCATTGGTAAATTCCAACTCCAACTCCTCAGTCTGCATACGTTCAATCAGCTTGTATAATTCCTCTGCCGGCACTGCGCATTCAGGCAGATTGACTTCAATAGGTGCCTCAACAGAAATTTCATCATTGAAGGTGTACACACGGTTTCCCTTGAACACAAATGTGCTAGATTGTTCAACGATGGCCTGATTGGATAATCCTGGCTTTACCTTGTCCAGAGTTTCCAAAAATATTTTGCGGTTCAATTTTGTTTTCATTTGAAATATCTCCTTTTTATTTTATCCATTTCCATGAATAAATCGAATTCACTTCAATGGGATTCAAACGTAATTTGAAATTTTGTAATCCAATATTATCCAAACATCCTCCATCATTGACCCGTTTTTCCTTGGAAAGTATTTCAGGATCAGTGTAAAAAAGATATCTCAAGTATTCATCCAAAAAAGGTTGACCAGGCATGACTACGCAACATCTGTAATTAATGAATTGATGATTTTCATCCCATACGTTCATACCAAGCAGCTGATCCTGGTAAAATATACCCTTGCGGTGACTTCCATTGAAGCAGAAATTAGTCAATGTATAATAATCATGAATCTCATAATCATACCGTGGATGATAGTGCGTGAGTATCCATTGAGACACTAGGAGAGGTAAACCTATTTCATCATCTGACAATGGAAGGTATTCGCTATCAGGATGATGTTTCGGCCATTTGCGGATATTTTTTCTGAACACAGACCATTTTGATCCAGATAAATCAATAAATTCCATTGGATCATAAATAAATTCATAATCCAAAATCGAAGAAAGCACAATATTTTCTGGTATATTATTTATTTTTCCTTCTGATTTGTACCAGTGTGATCCTATGCTCCAGCCACTCCATATTGTATCATATTTTGGATCATGACCCGGATAGCCGACTGAACCATCGTTGATATTGATTGGAGGCACAGCATAGGCTTCAGGTGCCTCCTCCTCCTCCCACCATACATAATCATGATCTATTATTTCACGCAGATCTGACAAATACAAATACTCATCACTCATCCAGAAATTTGGACGTATTTGAAACCTCTGTAACGTTTGACAATATATTGAAACCGGTATCAATTGATTTTTCATTTTGTTTTTTCTCCTTTTTTCTGCTTCCGCATCTTTTTTTTATGGCGCATTCCTGTCGTTGTTTTCCGTCTCTCATCAAATCAGCCGTGTTACCTTTTTTTAACCGTTCGATGAGGGCACGGCTCACTTGTCCGGTTTTTCTGCTTTTTCCGCCCATTATTTGACTCCTTTCGACAAGGTTATATTTCCCAGTTCATCATATACACAAAGCGCAATCACGCAATCCATTCTAAAATTCCTTCCACGAACACGGCAATAATTAACATCCCGGTTGAAATACATTTCAAGTAAATCATTGAATGAAAACAAAGCCAGGAAATCATTAGTGCGCACTCCAATTGGTCCAAAACCCCCAGTATTTATTTCATCGGAATGGCCCACACCAAATCCGCCCATATTCCGCTTGGTGATCCTAATGATTGTTCCATCATAGATATTTTTTTGGATTATAATCAATTCCTTATTTTCAGCCATAAATTCAATATGACTGAGAGAAGGGTTGAGGAAGGATATGATTTCTTTGGACAAAGTTACCTGACTTCTATTTGTCTTTGGCATTTCAAATTCAGAAAATAATTTCCTCATATCTATTTGATCGGGTATTCCACAGGATTTGGTACGGATGTATTCATTTCCCTGTTGAGTAAATACAACCTTACCTTCTGATTCAATGAAATCAGAGCTGTCATAATCATTTGCATTAAATGTTACGCAGTGCTCAAATGAAGGTGCTGATGAAGGCAATACAAAGCGGAACAAAATCGTTTTGTCGGTGTTCAGTATGTAGATGTCTCTGTCTATTACCTGGATAACGCTACGCAACCTCCCTGATTGATCTAACGCAGCAGCATGCGAGAATATTGTCTCAATTCTTGAATCAATTTTCATTTTTTGAATTCTCCATTTTGTTGATTATACGTTCCAAGTTGAGTATCGTATTCGACAATTCCTCGACAAAATCCTTGGAACATTTCTCACAGGCCTTTTTCAATGTTTCCATCTGATCTAACCGGACGATAACAGATTCGCCATTATAGTTTTTGACCAGAGTAACAATATTGAATGCGTCATCTTCATCCTCTCCATTCTGTTGTTTACATTGAATTTCTTCTTTCATTTTGATGAAACAGTTTGCCATTGTCGAACAACAAAGGCTCATACATTCTCCAACAGATAATTGATTCAAGGCCTTTATGGCTTGTTTGAATTCTTTGGTCGTATTTTCATTATTTTCATCATAGGAATTAACTAGGATCAAATCCAGCGAATGATCTGCTTCTTGTTCATCGATAATTTCAAATCCATTTAATCCATATTTATTGTCCATTTTTGTATCTCCCTTTGATCTCGTCTGTTATATTATTAAGGAATTCAACAAATTTTTTCTGAAGTCAATTTCAGATTCATATTTCCAAATCATTCCGTCCTCATCCCGTCCTGCGGGCTCGATACCCGCACCCCAATTGACTGCGTATGCCCAATTTCCGTCTACATTCCAAAGTTGCTTGACCTCCATTTTTAGTCTTTTGGATAGGAATCCACCGTTTTGTTCTACATATTCGGCGAAATCATTCCATGTAGTAGGACAATTTCCACGGCTAACGATGAACCTTGCCGCAGGAACCACACTGCCGTAATTAAATCCGCAATCCCTCCATAAGTCGCCGACCTCACAACAAATGAGTTGCGAATTATTTGGCACATTTCCCAAATCAAATGTTGAACATTTGAATCCCGCCCTCCGGAATAAATCCATGTATGAATCTAGGAGCAATGATCCGATCCCTTGACTGTCTGATCCCAAAAGGAACATTCGGTCAAAATCTAGTCCAATCTCGAGAAAATTCTGCCTGATCCCCGGATTGTAGGCACTGTAGGAATAGGTATCAAACGTAATGTGTTTTATTTTGGCATATTTCAACGCATCCATATATTCGGACAACATGGTAGGGGAATCGTTCAGAAAAACCATATATGGCTCAATTCTGGCCACAACCCGCACTCCGCCTAGGGAGAGATTCCGGCAGGCATCAATACGTTTCTGAAAACACGGTGCTCCTGGCTCAACCTTCTTCAAAAAATCTTCGTCACAAGAAATCATCGTCATATGAACAGCGGCCTTAGCTGAGTTGGATGCGAGAGCCTCTACATAAGCCTCCTCTCCTACTAGATGAGATTTTGTGTTAATCATTACAGGATATTGGCGTTCAGATAGGTATTGAAGCAGAGCCAGACTAACACCCTCACGCTTCTCTCTGGGTGTGAAATCTTCAAACCTGATTCCTAAACGCATTGGAATTTTAAGTGCTATTGCCTTACCAATTTCGTTATTTATAGAGTGAGGATCCTTGTACCGGTATGTATCGAAAAGCTTGTCCAGTTCCTTTTTGTAATAATCAGGATTGCAATGACGCAATCCAATTGATTTTGAGTTATCGAAAAAAGATGTGTATAGGCTGGCCCGGAAATAATCAGCAAAACAATATTTACAACGGAATGGGCATTTCAGTCCATCCCACACATCCAGGTTGAGAGGCATTGGACAGGCGGCTGCCCGCAGAGAGACCTCCAAAAAAGAGTTGACTTCAGTTTCATTGAGCAACCGCTGTACATTGTCCCATTCTCCAGTCTGGAGGTTAAATTGCTTGTAATTGGTTTTGCGTCCCTTTTCTTTAACCAATCCGGCTTGGGCCGAATTCATTTGATGAAGGACAGTTTGTCGAGGTATGATCCGTTTAATTTGTTCACGCAATTCCCAATAATCTATACATTCGCGTGTTGAAGAAATAGATTGAACTGTCACTGCTTCGCCTCCTGTCCTATGTTCCAGAATAAAACCCTTTGTCTTAGACAGGAATGATTTTCTAACAACCATTGCCATGCCTTCAAGTCATAATATGGATGACAGGGAAAAGGTGCTTTTATGGTGGGTTTTTGTGTGTATTCCCAACCAGGATCAATCAGCTTGAATTTACTCAAGCTGGGATTAATGACCGATAAATTACAATTTCTCTGTTTCATCATAATCCAAACCCCCTCTTGTCGTTTGTAATTATGTCCTTGAGAGTGTAAAATACCTTTGATGTTCCATCAACAATCACACGGCCTGTTTCCCAATCTCCAACGTGATCCCAGGTGATTTCTAATGCCTGTTCTCCGTTGTATCCCTCCTGTTGAATGTACCGTTTCCAATGGTGAGTATTGAATGTACAAGGATTAGGAACATCCAATCCGCAACAGGTATTTGCTTTTTCTTCCCAATTCCATCCCGAATTAACAAAATCAGGACACCCCAAAATAATGTTTTCCTGTTTTGCTATATCAAGCAATTGAGAAAGTATTTTCCCCCAATTTTCTGGCTGAATCATTGTCCATATCTTTTCAATGTCCATGCCTATGGCGATTAAACGTTTGTATACGTAATCATTTGCATGGAGATGATAAGTGTTGTATCTGCGGATGCCGTGTTCCTTAAGCAGACGGACCGTGTCACGGAAATCCTCGACCGTATGCCAGCCCGGTATGAACGGTTCTCCATTCACTCCATTCTCGTATCCTCCTCCAGGCAAGCCATGTTGATTCAAAAAACGTAGTACTTCCATTCGCTTGCGTGGACGGTCTGTCTTGGATTTTTCCAATAAATTCCAATCTTTATCCAAACCAGGGGATATCACAGGCATCACAATCGCATAACCCGGCTTGGCTGATTTGAGTACTTGATAATAATCATCCTGGAGAAGAATGGAGGGGAACCGTGTTTGAATTACAAACGACCAATTGAGCTCAACTAATATTTTCATTGCGCCAAGACTCAGTTTCAAATCTCTTTCCAAAGGTTGAAATGGATCGACTTTGTTGCCCAACCGGATTGTTTTTTTGCGAAATAATGCCCAACCAATAGGGGTTCGAGGGTAAGTGTTTTTCATACCATTGATTAAACGTTTTTTCAATTCATTGAGATCCGCCACCTTCATATTTTTTCCACCCCATACGTGATTCAGGCGGCGTAAAAAACAATGGTGGCAGTCTACCTCGCAGTTGGAATACATATCAATCGAAATGGGGAGAGGACAATAATGTTTATCACCACGGATGGTGACGGATGATTTCAATATGTTTTTTTCATTTTTCATTTTCATTTATGTCATCTCAAAAAATAGAAGGGGCGCACCCGGAAAAGGAGAACGACAGGAACCAAGCGCGCCCCCTCTGATGATCAAATTGAAAATTATGAAATTCACTTTTTGACAATACGTATGGCGTCTCCTTGAACCTCAACTATTCCAAACAGACATAGCATCTCCACGCCTCTCCTAGCAGTGGATTCGGCTTCTTTTCTGTTGAGTGCCTTACCAGTACGGTCTGAATACAGTTGATCAGAGCGATCAACCAAATCATCAACTGTAATTGTTTTTGTTTTCAAGCCCATCAAAATTTCAGCCAATGCAGACTGGCGTGTATATTTTTTCTCATGGCTGGGGGGATTAGATGATACAGCTGTTTTTGATTTTGGACTAGATTTTGGAGGAATTTTGGAGGTAACGGGTTTTTCCTCTTCATCATCATCATCATCATCATCCATTTCCTCTGGATTCTGAATCAATTTCAATTCATACAGAACATTCCAGGTATCATCCTCTAAAATATCTCCCTCCTGAATTTCTGCAGCAGCCTCGGCCAGTTTTTCCATCAACTCATCTTCAGGCAACGTATGATCCAGGGGAGGCTCAAAACGCAAAGCGGCCTGAAGATCCTTGGCCGCGTTAACCATTCGTTTGTACATTTCATTTTCATTTTTTGATTTTGACGTTGCAACTTTCTTGGCCATTTTTTTTCTCCTTGATTTGTGATAAATCATTAAATTGGTGGATAGGCTGGGTCATTAAAAAAAACTCTATACCCTGCGCTCTGTTTTATTATAGATTCAATCAATATCTTTTTTGTTATTGATTTTTTCAAATGATCCTAAAATTGGCCGGCCGATTTGGAGACATTGAAGAAGATATACCTGACGTGATAAGTCAAATTCATCATCCCGTACCACCAGCTGGCTAACGCGCATAACGCCAAGCTGTTTTTCCCGTTGTGTCTGATTCAACGCGATCATCGAAGTCACATGGGCATATTTCCGTTTGTCCTCTGAAAAATTTTTGAGAGATAATGATTCTTGGCCATAGGATGCTGCATCCGCTTGAGTGGCTGTAATCACGAGACAATGACGTTCCTGAGACAACGCCCGTAATGCTTGCCATGTTTCATTTTGTTGATGTCTGAATTCAGCATGTCCTAGCCGCCCTGATTCGGGGGCCATAATATCTGCATAATCGATAACGATCACATCGGGGATAAATCCTTCCATATGTTCCCACAAATCCAAAAGCGTTTTGATTTTGCCCACGTTTAATGTACGGTTTGGATGACTGGACAACTTGATCTTACGTCCGCCCATTAACCGTTTGAAACGCAAACCTTGTTTGTATGCTTCCCGCCAATCAAGTGGTTTGGTTATTTTTTTTTCTATCCACCACAAACTAGGTTGATACGATTTTGGCGACCGGCGCCTACACCAATCACAGGGAATATATCCATTCAATTCATTCACCATCTCCTCTACAGTGAGATCACTGGTCAATGGATCATAACCTGGCCCCTCAGAAATATTGCGGCGGTGGTGATTATTACACAATCCTTCTTGGTTTCTACGACAATCATGAACAGGAACATAAACCGTTCCGCAATACCGTTCCTTGTGAGAACGTCCGGCCAGACGGATATGTATGCGCCTGATTTGTTGATGATCAGTCATATCACCTGCTTGAAAAAAAGCGACGTTACACCGCTGACTCGCCGCAGTCAGGACAATGTCTGTTAAAATCCAGGTTTTTCCACGTTTTTCTGGCGCCATTATGCCGATGAAACTATCCCTACACAAGTCAGGGTTAATCATTCTCCCAAAGGCGCCACCATATTTAAACAACGGTTCGCTATCCTGTTCAAATGATGCTTGAATTATTTCTGGATCATAAATGGGATTGTTGCTTTGATCATTTGTGAAGGTGGCGGCCAGAGTCCGGTAATTGAGAATTTCCCGTTCTGCCTCCTCTATTTTATTTTGGCTGAGGAGTGTGTCAAGATTTGTCGCTACGTGACGAAGTGACTGGCCCCTGTAGTACGAGACAGTTTTGTCAAAAAGATACTCTAAATTGAATTTTTCTGATTGTTCATATTCACTGGATAATGAGCGCAAAAATGTGTCCACTGCTGCGAGAGTATCCTCACTCATCGTGCTGTTGGCTACATGAGATTCAAAAATGCTTTCAATTGATGAATGAGGTGCTTTTCCATAATCCTTGAAAAAATTAATACACCAGCCCGCAACTGTGCGTGCCATTGATCCCTCGTGATATTCAGGGCGGTAAATAGGAGCAACACGGGCTAGGTATTCATTGCTTGTTATCATTCCAATCAGGATTTGCCTTTCAAGGCTATTTTCCACTTCCCGTTTTTTCATCGATTCCTCCAGTTCCTCCCAAAAATCCTAAAAATGCTACCTGACTATCCGAAAGGCGGCTCGCAATATGATCATGAAGATGATTGCCCATACCATGAACAGAAAGGTTACTACAAACACATAAATGCTCCATATTTTCATACCTTTGATTAACAATCATGAAAAGAATTTCTTCAGCAAAAGATGTATAACGTTCTGCTCCAAGATCATCCAAAAATAAATAATGAATATCATGAATCCATTTCAACAAATCCAATTCATTGGAAAATGGAAAAATGCTATTCACTACTCTTGGTGTGATCTCGTCATCCATTATGATTTTAGATTGACGGTCCTTATCAAACAGATGCCTGATATGCGACATAAGGACAGGGATGGAAAAATATGCAATTTTGCTGTATTGATAATTACGTTCATGGAACTGGACGAGGAGATCCCTCTCAATGATAGTGCGGATAATACCTCCTACCAAATAGGTTTTTCCACCACCAGGGGGACCCCAGATATAAGCAGACTCAAATGGATTAATTCCAACTTTTTTGACTATATCCATATCGGCGGTATGATACCGCAATGGTAGATTGGTCTCATGAATGCGCCTCATGAAGGCGCGTTTCAAAACGGTTTCGTTCAAATCTTGGATAGATTTTGGGATTATTTTGTCTTGATCTATCATCGCGTTTCTCCCAATATCCATGGCCAGCGGTCCAAATCATATTGTGACCAATTCTTTTGAAGGTCTGCGATAAGCCTTTTCCGCAGGCCTTCTTGTGTCCAGTATTCATTCTCCCAGGCCCACCATGGCCTGGACGGTTCACTGGACTCGAATTTCAAGACATTCTCTTGCTCCCGCGGGAGCATGAGTCCAAGCGGCGTTTCACACAAAAACAAAGAACACCGCCGCCCTTCAAATTCCAAGATCCACTCATCCAGTGGTCCTACCACTGGTTCGAGCCATGAATAATGGTTGGTGTTGACCCACCCATTAGGTAGGTCATTTGATTGCGGTGAATCATTGGAATAAATCGCGTGGGAAGAACAACCTCCCATCCAACTATTGCGCTGTTGCTGATTGCGCCAACGCTCTCTGATTAACTGTACCAAAACTGGATCATTAACAAGCACTTCCATTTTCATGATGTTTGCCTCCATTTTTTATTTGTATTGCAATTATCCACCGTTTCGCACGGTGGGCGGTCCAGACCCCCTCCCGCAAGAGGGGGCTAGGATCGGGTATTATGCTGAGGCGGTTTTGCGTGGGGCCACCCAGTGCCAGAGGCACGTATCCTCTGGCGGATTCCATTTGTCCTTGGGAAATGTCTCCCAAAACAACCTCTGGCGGCCTGGTCGTTCTTGATCGTGCTCCCAAGTATACTTTTTGTAAAAAGTCCCCCGGCGGTTCGCTATCTCTACGGCGAACCACCCGCCGATGTCCAGTGTCCGCATTACCGACATGCGCTGCTCGCCAGCGCAGACGGCGCGGCACTCCGCAACAAATTGGGAGGCAAAAGCATGGGTTAAATGGATGTTCCCCCGATAGACTGGGTCGAAATCTATCGTCAGAAGGAGCCGGTCCGAGTCATCACTCCCCGGCACGATCATCGTCGTGCCTTTGGCCTTGGTCTTGATTACCCGGAATTTGCCTTCCGGCAGTTCCGGCAACCATGTTTCGATCATGGAGAACTGCCCAAGAAGGGAACGCTCCTCCTTTACCTGATGGGCGCGATCCTGATCATATCCATCGTAAAAGTATTCATAATGTGTACCATTGTAATGGTACACGGTGTACCGGGGCGCAGGCACCAAATCAACAACCGGCACAAACGCGAAGTCTGTTTTGCCGTTCCGCCGCGCCCCCAACTTTATTTCACAGCGGAGAGCCGGGAACGGCTCAACCGAATATTCCCATAATTGTGATAGATTGATATGCCTCATTTTAATCTCCTTTTTGCTCCGTTATTTGCACCCACCGCGTTGCGGTGAGCCTACCAGACCGCCCTCTCCCAGGGGAGCAGAGGGGAGAGGGAGGCTGATAGGAAGTAGAAGAGATTATTAATAGTGGAGCAATTCCGTAATGGGATCATCCGTTTCGGCCCATCCCGGCGGTGTTGCAAATTGCACTACCTGAGGCCGGAGGTCGTCCGACACCACAAGCCCCTCCGCGGACAACACCTTTTCGATGAAGTCCGCATAAGCTTTTGCGTCATCCAACCGCCGGAAGACGGCAGTGATCTCCGGCTGTCCTTGTTCTATCCTCCACTTCCCGGTTGTTTTGTCGAAAAACAACCCAGTGGAAATGCCAAACCGCTTCGGCCACCCCTCATAGTAAGTGGCCTGCGTCAATCCTGTTGACGGCTTGGACGCCAACTGTTCTTGGGTCAAGTCATTCCACCGATCACGGGTGGAATCCCACGTCCGGACCGCCCTCTTCCACAGAATCCACATATATTCCGCGAAGATTTTTGCGTCGCTCCCGTTCTTAAAGAAAGCAAAAACGGCTGAGCTTGGTCGGTTCGGATCCTTCTCGATCGAACCACTGGAATCGAACTGTAAGTTTGTGTGAAATACGTGCATTTTCGTCCTCCTTTGCCGGTTTTACGGGTCCAGCGCCCGGATTTTACTGGCCACCCTTGGGTGGGGTGGCCAGCCTACCAGCCCGCCCTCTCCCAGGTAGTCTGGCGAGGGGAGAGGGGGGCTGCTAGGGAGGGAGGGATGGGGGTGGATAGTTACTTCGGTTCTTGATGAGTTTTGTCAGCATTACATTTTTCCATAACCTCCTTCCTTCTATTCTTTGTATTGAATTTTATTCTTTTTTAAGCTAATGCCACCGTCACCTGATGATCTTTTTGTATCTCTTCTTTAGTCAAAATAGCGTCAATTTGTTTTATCGCTTTTTCGGCTTCATCAATTG